ATGACAAAGAAAAAATCACACAAACCCGGCTCTGCCACTATTGCACTCAATAAACGTGCTCGCCATGAATATTTCATTGAAGATGAAATCGAAGCGGGACTGTCGTTACAGGGCTGGGAAGTTAAATCACTGCGTGCGGGTAAAGCCAATATCAGTGATAGCTATGTAATCATGCGTGATGGTGAGGCGTACCTGTTTGGTGCCACCATTACACCGTTAAACGTTGCCTCTACTCATGTTGTTTGTGATCCGACACGTACGCGTAAACTGTTATTAAAACAACGTGAATTAGCTAATCTCTATGGCCAAATAAACCGTGATGGTTACACCGTGGTTGCCCTTTCCTTATATTGGAAAAATGCATGGTGTAAAATCAAAATTGGCGTAGCTAAAGGTAAAAAAGATCACGATAAGCGTGACACCATAAAAGATCGTGAGTGGAAATTAGACAAAGCACGGATCATGAAAAATGCTAACCGCTAAATTGCGTTAACTACTAGCAATAGCAGGTATTTTTCTGATATACTCACTTTCAACAACTTGGGGCTGATTCTGGATTCGACGGGATTTGCGAAACCCAAGGTGCATGCCGAGGGGCGGTTGGCCTCGTAAAAAGCCGCAAAAAGATAGTCGCAAACGACAATCAATATAAAGCACTAGCAGCTTAATAACCTGCCTAGAGCCTTCTCTCCCTAGCTTCCGCTCTTAAGACGGGGATAAAGAGGAGTCAAACCCAAAAGAGATCGCGTGGATGCCTAGCTTGGGGTTGAAGCGTTAAATTTAATCAAGCTAGCTTATTTGTGGCGCGTGTCTGTCCGCAGCAAGTAAGTGAATTTAAAGACTAGACTAAGCATGTAGTGCCGCGGATGTAGAAATTTCGGACGCGGGTTCAACTCCCGCCAGCTCCACCAAATTTGGTGGGTCAGTGATAGGACAACGGTTTCAAAAACAAGAAGTTAGCGAAATCGACAAGACTACACACTGACAACAAAAGGACTATAAATGACACGCAAATGACACGCGGATCATTTAAAGTTTAGAAAGGCTCACTTCGGTGGGCCTTTTTTATAGAATAATATTAATGGAGAGTATTAGATGGCTTCTTCTGAATTAGTTCGTTTATCAAAACGCAAAGAAAATAGAAAAGCAGTTGAAAAAGCCTTTGAAAATTCCAATAGAACCTATTTAATTCACTACTCCTGCGAATCATTCTATGATAACAAATCAGGTACATCTCGTCGTGTAACTTCAATTGCAGTTAGAAATTTAAGCTCTGCTCAAACTCACTCATGGTCAATACATAAATCAGCAGAATTACATAATAAAATTAATACGATAAATGAAGATATCGATAATTTAGAATGTGACATGTTGTCTAGTTACTTTGATTTTTTGAGAAAAAATGCAGATTTTACATATATTCACTGGAATATGCGTGATGAGGCTTATGGTTTCCAAGCATTAGAACATAGATTTAGGGTTCTTGGTGGAGAACCATTTATACTTCAGGATGATAAAAAGCTAGATTTAGCTAGAGTTTTGGTCGCTTTATTTAGCCGTGCATATTGCTCTCATGAGTCTAAAAGTGGGAAAAATGGTCGGTTAATGGTATTAACTGAAATGAATGGAATAGCTGATTTAGATGCACTATCTGGTGCAGAAGAAGCAGAAGCTTTTGAAAATGGAGAATATTTAAAACTCCACAGATCCACCTTAAGAAAAGTAGATATTTTTGCAAATATCATTGATAGGGTTCATGACAATACATTAAAGACAGATGCTAATTGGTTCGATCGCAATGGTATTCACCCAGTAGTTATAATTGAATTAATCAAGACACACCCTGTGTATTCTGGCATAGGCATTGCGAGCACTATAATTGCTTTATATACCCGTTTATTTGGTCTATTCTAATTAGATTATTGTTATAGGGGACTGATTATAGATTTATCATATATAAAAATTACTTAATATAAAAATATTGTGTAAATCCATACCAATCTTTTGCACTATATTTAGATTCAATTCAGTAATAGAGATTACCAAATGAAAAATCTAGCTGAACTAACGCAGGAAGAAAAAGACAAGGTCAATTTAGCTGCTTCGGGTGTCACATATAAAGAACGCCTCAATATGCCAGTTGTTGTGTCCGAAGTTGAACGACAACAACCAGCATGTTTGTAAATGTGCCTTATAAAGGATTACCATTTTATATGAAGTAGATTATCTCCCATCTTAATTATTGGAGCGCACAGAAGCCACATACATAATACTCATTCTTATTTATTACTTTGTATTTGCAGTTTTGCCACGCCATTGCTTATTAGAATCAGAGATTTTGTTAGTATCTATTGAATCAACCTTACCTTCATCAAACCTAAGAGAATTAGAAACTGTAATGGATAATTTTGCTTTTTCTGCCATGTTTTTTAGTGAGTTATCATCAAAAAAACCTTTTTTCCGTAACCTTAATTTTAAGGCTAACTGTCGCTTAGCTTCAGTTCTATTTCTTGGCTTTGAATTTATAATCTCAAGCTCTTCCTTGGTTACAGAAGGAACTTCAGAAACGGCCTTGGATAGCTGAACTGATCTAGCTATCATTTTTAACAATCTTTTTTTTGCCATATAAAACACCCATAAAATATTCCATCTAATATAATTATTATAAATGGTTAAAATTTCTTTTCAGTTAAAATATAACATAGCATTATTCTTCTACCTCTTCTTTAACTATGCATTCCTCTTCCGCTTTCTGCGCTTCCTCCATCTCACGCATTCTCACGTTATAGATTGATTGCTCAGGCATCTGTACACGAACAGAGATAAAACGACCATCAGGGATATCAATTGGGTCACCGTCTTTGTAACCATCAATTTTATTATTGGCAAACTCAGGTGCGTTAGGGTGAGTTCGATGATACGTTCTCACGAGGATAGAACCGTCCTCCATAACTTTAGAGTCTACCCATATCAACGGCTGTTTATTAACATCTAGTGGAATTTCAATACCACCATCAACACCACCCCAACCTGCATCTGAGTTAAAGCCAAGTACACCTTCGATAAGATATTCACCCTGAGCTACTCGAGTAACTGTAGCACCTTCTGATTCGTCGTTAGTGGTGAATGTGCCGTCTGGGTTGATGTTAATGATTGGGGAGGCCTTTTTGATAAAGCCGTTACTGTCTACTGTTGTATTTGATGTGCTGTATGAGTCTACTGATGTGAGATAATATAATTTATCAGTGGCGTTGTATTTTGGGTAACGAAAACCCATTCTGCCGTTGGGGGTTATGTAAATCTGAGAGCTAGCGGCTATACCTGAATCATCAATCCATCCTCTCACCGTAATCATGCTAACAATAGGGTGTTCTGGCTTTCCAGCTTGCTCCCCTCTTGCTATGCCTGCCGTGATGCCAACAGGGAAATTGTGTACATTTGCCCACCCTACCACTTTTCTATAATCAGCATACCCTTGTACCGCAACATCCCCATTCTCTGGTAATACCGCATGACGAGCAATATTCTTATATGCACTACTGCCGATATCTTTATTGACTATCACATCATTATTTTTGAATTTTAGTTTTTCACTCCCGATTTCTATACCTGAATACGCATTTCCTATTTGTGTGGTTCCGTCATTGTTTGTTAATATGTATGAATCGGATGTGTTTTCATTATTATTTATTCGAAAAACACCTCCATTTTTAATTCTAATTGCCCCTGTTACTTCTCCACCACTTTTATCAAACTTATTGGCAATATCCCCCTGCATCTTCTTGATGCTATCGAGTGTGACCTTTTGCCCATTAGATAGCTCTACTGTCACCACACCGTTATTCATCATCCATTGGTCCATTGCTCGCAGAAAATACGTCGTATCTGATGCAATAGCGGTCATACGATTATTAGCGTCGCTGTATGAGTTCGGCTCAGTGAGATTAATACTGTAACTGGTGTTTTTTACGGTAAATGTAGCTGGTTGTGAAATGACTAATTCTGTATCGCTATTAACTCTATCCACCATGTAAATAAAATTAGCATTACCATTTTTAATTAAAATAATGGTGCCTGAGCGAATAGCGGGATTATTAACTGTCCATTTGGTGCCTGTGCCAGAGACAATAGCAGACCCTGACACTGTGCTAACAGTGCCTGTTGTGTATATCATGATTATGAATTCCTAATTAATTAAAAATAACGTCTTGGTTATCTGGGAATACGATTATTCTGGCTCGCATAATAAAACGCGTCGTTTCACTGCCACCTTGAGGGATTTTTATACCAATACTTGCAACTCCTTCACCCGGGCTTAATTCCAGTACAAACTCATTTACAGCATAAAAATCAGATGTTGCTGTGTCTTCCATGTTGTAGATGCTCGGCCTAGGCTGGATAACTCCATCAATATAGATATCAGCCGCCCCTGCTCCATTTCTGTAAAACGGTGCACGATATGCAAATGCTGAACGATTTTCTGGTTTCACGCCATTATTGGGTATTCTTTCGTAAGGATTTAATGCTCCTTGCACCCATATAAAACACTTTTGTGTTCTGCGTTTAACTTTAAATAGCTCAACAATATTGTTATGAGAGAATGAGAGGTTGTGATAAACGTCCTGAGTAACTGTGACTATATTCCCCTCTAAATTCTCAACCTTTAGCTTACCGAGAATGTCACAACTTTCTTCAATAACAACATTTTTTAAACGTCCAGAAGTTGCCTCTATTTCTCCTCTCGCTTTTATATTCTGGAATTCAGCAAACCCATTTTTATTAATTATCCAGCCTGATTTGCCGACTGCATAATTATTAGATTGAATCACATTCCCTATTTTTGCATTTGTAATAGAGCCATCTTCGATAAATAAGTCTCGAATAAACAACTGCCCATTTTTGGCATACATGAATAATTCCATCTTGCCATTTACAGGGTTATACCAAGCAAAGTTATTCGCGTTATAGCCAATGAAACTTTCAAGCTTGCCGTTCTTAACCTGAGCACTAATTACTTGCCCGGCTGCATTGTATTTCACGTTGTTATGAACAATCGTAATGTTGATGGAATGGGTAACTACACCGTCACCGGTTTGCTCAAACGTGGCCTGCATCCTCTTTTCAATCATGCCCTGCTGTTCGCCAAGTTGGACTTGAATCCGCTCTTCAGATTTAGCCATGGCTTTATTCGTTTCAGATATCGCCTCTTTATTCGTTAAAACATCAGCACGAATACGGCCGACTTCTTTATCTGTATTGCCTAACTTCTGGTTGGTATCATCAATACGTTTATTTGTTGCATCATTGGTTATTTTTAACTCTGTGCGGATCTCCGTAGTTGTTTGACCGAACGCCTTGTTTAACTCGGTTATTGATGTTTGAGTTTCTTTAATTTCTGCACGTAAGGCTTTATCGTTATCCTCTATTGATGCATATACACGCTTAATATCCTGCGCCCATGCTTCATTATCAGAAACTCGGAGTTGTTGTAGTTGAGTAATACCGGCCTGCGCATTAGCGGAACGTTGCAATACATCCGTAGAGAGCGAGTAAGTGGCGTTTGTCAGTACTGCAATAGACTCGGTGTTCCATTTCAGTTCTTCGCTGAGTTGTTTGAAAGCCTCCGTTTCTCTAACCGTGTTATCTAAATCATCAAAAATATCTGTGGGTAGCGAAACTGGAACACCTGAGGCTTCTACGAAAACAGATTTACCGTAGCTATTGATTGTTCTGATATAGAAATAATACGTGTGGCCAGCTTTTAAATTCTCTTGCGTCCAGAAATTCCCTTGACCAACTTTGTTTGTTTTGGTGATCACCTCATTTTCAGAAAGATTAGTGAGTTTCTTTTCACTAAACCAAAACTCAAAGGTATAACCAAATACAGCGCTATCCCCCTGTTTAGGATATGCCGTTAAACTGAACATACCCGGTGTTATTTCAACGCCAATCGGTGCAGGCGGTGCCTGAATAGCAAAATCACTAATAGCAGGCGCAGACATGGCACCGGCCACATTAATTGCTCTCACCTCAACACGATAAGTGCCTCTTGTTAAACCGTTTATATCAACACGCTCCCCCGGAACTTGAATAGACTGAATGACTTTGCCGTTTTGGAGAATATTAACCGTGTTATAGCGAATATCCAATGCCACGTTCTGCCATGAAATATACCCTTGAACAATGTCTGTGACAGAAAGTGGAACAAATACTAGATTAATCGGTGCGGGTACACCACCAGTGGGTAATTTAGTGAATGGGGGTCTAACAAAAGGTTTACTGGCTAAGTCTTCATAGATATAAGGACCATCTTCTTCGAGAGTAATCTCTACCCCCTCTGATGGGTGAAATTTCCAATCAGCAATACGAAATTCTAACTCACTGATCCCTAATGAAGGTAACTCGAGCTTGACAACATCACCAGGGCGATACGCATAGCCATCTAAATTCATGCGTAATTGAATACGACGACCGGCACGTTTTTTACGTAAATAAAGATTGGCTAGTCGATTGGCTTGGTATGGACTGGTTACAAAACGGTAGTCCATATTTTCTTTAATTTCTAAGCCGTCTTCTTCTATCCACTCCTCAATAACTACGGGTTCAAAATCAGTTTTGTTATATTGTTGCTCTGCATCAACGAAAGTACCGTAAATCGCATTAGTCGCATCACGCAAAGAAAGTTCCGGTGTCACCGTTACCGTATCGATAATTTGTGACTCATCAATTGTGAGTAATGCAGGCCCATTATAAACCTGCATCAAAATACCGTGCTTACCTGCAATATAGGTCGGTTCGCCGGCAATGCATTTATGCATCATCTCTAATACAGAAGCGGGACTCTCTTCAAGTTCATAGGCACCATTTAATGTATATCTAGGCTCACTTTTTCCATCAGGCGTTTGTACGGTTTCATCACAAATATCTGCTGCGACTTTAAATGCATTCCAATCAATATCAGAGTCCGGAACCCCCAAATAGTGACGGTAATAATCTAATATGACCAAAGCACCATTATTTGACCACGCTGTTTTTTCGGTACGGGGATCATAAATTTCTTTTCCCCATAGTTCACTTTTAACATTAGGCACACCATAAGGGAACTTTTCTTGATCAAAGCGTAATGTTAAGCGCAACCATGCAAGCCCTCGACCAATCATATCCTCTTTCCATGAAGGGGCATGTTTTAATAAATAAGGATCCGCCTCAGTTCTACCGTTATGAAATTCATATTGTGCGTTATTGCCTAAGTCTTCAATTTTGTCATCATTAAAATAGATTTGACCTATTTTATGAATGGGATGAGAGGCGATCGCTAATGCCATGTAGAGTTCTTCATTTTCGTCTTGCTCACCTTCCTCTTCTTCAGCAAAGAAAAGCAAGCCTGACATCATTGTTTTACCTACAACGACCGTTTCTGGTGCTGATGCTGAACGCAACATCTGTTTACGTTCGGACTGTTCCCGATAGCCTGAGCCTGGCACCTTATCTTTAAAGATAAACGCACTTGCAGCTTGAACAGCAATGCCAGCAACAATTAATGCAGTCCCCAAACCACCCGTAGCAATAACGCCTGCTATCATTAAGCCCGCGGAGACAACGCTTGTGACAGTCTTACCCATTTATTGTACTCTCCATGCTTTTTTTGGTTTATTGCTCACCGCACGAACGCCATCTGTTGAGACAGCCCATAATTTACCCGCCCATAACACCCCTAACGTTTCCCCTTCGTCACCCTCGAACATCACAATGTCACCACGACCAGCTTCATTTGTTGGAATTTCATCAAAAAAACGGCTCACGGCTCCGTCCAATGTTCCAAACTCTTTTTGTAACACTCTGAATGCGCCAGTTTTTGTTTTATAACGCCCACGAATACGTTCGCAGGGATCGAAATTACAAACGGCTATGACACAGTCAGAAGCAAACAAACAACAATCATGTTCACCCCATACAAAAGGGCGATTAATGGCATTTTTCAAGGTTTCAGGTAGGCGAGTAGTCCATTGAGGGTGTCTCATGATTTTCTCCAGACAATAAAAAACCCGCCGAGGCGGGTTGATGTTCAAATATTTATTTTATTCTTCTAAAGAGGGTTTCTCTGCTCCATGCATTCCTCTTTTATTTTATCACTATTCTGTTTCATGTGCTCCTGATATTCTATTGGATAAAACATATACCATAAAGAAATATTAAAATAATTTTTAGACTCTCCTGCAGAAAGACTAATTTCCTGTTCATTATTTTTTTCGAAAAGATAATAAATTTCTTTTATATCTTTGGTTTCAGATTCTACTGGGGCACCATATTTTCTATTTAAATTTTTAATTAAATCATTCAAAAGGTAGTTATAATCATTCTTATTTTTGGGTTCGCTTGTATATTTAATACCAATCAAACCACTAAAATTTGAATTTTTATATTTTGGTAAAAAAATAAGCTCATACTTGCCAGGATATTTTATTGCCCCTTCTATCTTTTTTGTTCTCACTATTGTTAGCGGGCATGACTTTTGATCGTCAATTAATTCATAATCTGAAATGAGTTTACCTTTAATTTCTTGCAAGTTACTCCCCCAAAACAATCCAAATGGGGCTGAATAACGATTGTTATCTATAGGTCTATTTATAGGGCTTATTGACGAAACAAATGATTCTTTATTTATTTCAGCATAGGAATACATTGATAATATAGACAAAAAAAATAAAGAAATAAGGGTTGATTTTTTCATTCTGTACATCCATAAGATTATGATAAAAATAAATTTATCAATCATTTATAAATAAACGCAGGTGCATTTTTCTTGCTACCCCAATAAATAGCCCGATCAGCCATCTGCGCCACATAACGAAATATCCTATCTCCCTTTTTACGTTTAGACCATGATTCATCAGTAAATCTGTCAGGTAACCCATAAGACCAGCGTTCAAATCGATTAGAAACAGTCACCGCTATTTCATTCTCTTCACCTGTTGTCACGCCAATTGTGGATATTTGGCCAGCAAATAAAACCTCAGCAAGTGTAGGTTTTCCCTCTTCATTTAATGCAACTAACATCAACTGCGCATTTCGCCCACGAACTCGCTCATTCATAACTTCACCAATTAATGAAGAATCAAAACCTGAGAGTTTCATAATAAGCTGTTGTGGGCTTGTGGTCATATTTTCCCCCACAGACTCAATTGCACCAAACTGACCAACACCTTGGTAAATTTCACCTGCAATAATGATATTACCCACACCGGTATGTGCTCTTACAACACCTGATTTAAGATCTAAACGAGAGGCAACAACCAAATAATATCCTTCATTAATTGCCTTAACCATGCCATTACTAAAGGGATGATATTTCATGTTAATGCCTCCTCGAATGATAGAGAAGTGCTGGTCAGTATGCCTGGTTTACGTTGGAAATTTCCCTGATCATTACTGGTTAATTTAAAAATGCCGTAGGGTACTTCATTTTCTATCAAATCATTTACTGCAGGTGCGTAACGCAATATGGGGGCAATAGGAATTGTTGCATTTCCTTGTGCATCACTGATCACATTCGCTGTCACACGCTTCAGTTCATCATTTACAGTGATATAATCACCAATGCGTAAAACAATGCTATTGGGTAACCAGTCTTTACTCTCTAATAGTTTTCCAGATTGGTTAGGTTGGCTAACTTTAGGTTTACCGCGTTGAGTTAAACCAGAACGCGCCCAATCACTAATTTTCACTCGACCACTCTCACCATCTAACTCAGCAACAAATGCCTCTAAAACCCTTGCTTGCTCATCAGTCAAATTATTAAATGACATACTGCATCGCCAACGCGAACCAGGGAAGCGCACGGTCTGCACACTTCCTGTAAAGGTTGATGTAAAGGTTTTGCTGTTACTCACGAGTTGCCAACTCAGCGTGGTTGGCACGATGGAGCGTGGCCACGATAATATCGTTGCCATTTATCGTAGATTCCTTCTTAACGTTCCATTGGTTTGAAAGTCTCGCATAATGTCAGATTTAGCTTTTGAAGCGCCTTGCTCAGCTCCTATTCTTGCTGCTTCCTGCATAGCTTGATAAAGCGCTTCATCGCCATTACCTGTTACATGAAATGTTTGATGAATAATGGTATCACCTGAAGCGGTAGAGTTACTTCCGGTTGCTCTCACGCCTAAAGAGCCATCAGGTCCACGTTTTAAAGGCATGATCGCCTCGCTTCCAGCTTCCCCCATCAGACCAAGATTAGGCGTACCACCTTTTGCAAAGGCAAATAACGTTGGAGAACTCACAACTTGATTACTATATTGGCTGAGGCTTGGCGAGCTGTAAACATCCCCTTTGGCGTTCGCTTTTACACCCACCTTACCCGCTTTAGCACCACTTGTTGCACCACCACTCCCCGCAAAACCACCCATCAATCCAGTCAATGCGTTGGTAATTTGAGCTTGAATAGCGATACGAATAAGATCAGAAATGATTGAACTGGCTAATGAGGAAGAAAATTCTTTAATGCCTTCTGAAAAAGATTTTGTTCCCATTAGCATACCAGTCATTGCATTGGCGGTTCGTTGTTCAACTGCATCAACTAAATTCATCTGCATGCGTTGCCACATGCCTTGAGATGCGTAAAACTCTTTACTTGATTGATACTGTGCTTCTTTTGATTTATTTGTAGCGGCAATAATCAATTGCTCATAGCGCTCTTTGCTCACTAACCCATCTTCATAGTAAGCCTGATAAAGCGCTTTTTGTTCTTCCAATTGATTTCTGAGTTGAATAACGGGATCTATTTCACCAAGGATGCTGATATTCGGGAGAGAAATACCTTTTGCTTGCTCTGACAGGCGGTACTTAGACATATCTTTGTCCATCTGCATCCGCGCGTATTGATATTCTTTTTCTGTTAACAACCTCTGTTCAAACAGAGACTTCAACTCTTTTGTCATTTCTTGTTCATTACGCAATGAAGTACGCATCGGTGAATATTTTTCTGCTAACTCTGCACGCTGTTTCATGTGGTTTTCAGCGTTGAGTGTTTTTAATCGCTCATATTCCTCTTGCTTCATACCACCAGCTTTTAAGCTTTCCTGAAGCTTACGCATCGTCTCCGATTCACTTAATGATATACGCTCTAAGCTGGTTGCGTGCTCTTGCTCTATTTGCATGCGTAGTTGATGATATTGATTCACCTTTTGTTTAGAGTCTGAAACTAGATCATTCCCTCCATCATTTCCACCACCTCCGCTGTCACCTGCTGGTTTGTCCTCTTTCAATTCAGGAGGCTTTTCTCCATTAAGTAATCTTTTTTGAGCTTCTATTGCAGCTTCAAGTGTTTGTGATTCAATTTCCTTATTTTTTATAATATCTTCTAGTTCACTTTTTAATTTATTTTGTGTAGCTTTTGCCTCATCAGCCGATTCATACCATGTATATAATCCACCTAAGGCACCTTTCCCCCTATTTTCTAAACGCTTTATTTTTGTGTCAGTATATCCTTCCAACTGATTTTTAATTATTTTTTCTTGTTCTTCTATATTCTTTAGGCTATCCCTCACATCATCTATCTTTACGGCCAGTTTGGCTTGAGATAGCCTCATTAACTCATCTGTTGTTTCGGCGACAGCTCTTTTTAAATTAAGAGCGCTATCTCTGGCCTCTAAAGCCTTATTGTGAAAATAATAGATTGCAGAACCAGCAAGCATAGCTGCACCCACTGGCCCCCCTAAAGCAGAATAAACGCCCTTCAATGCCATGCTCGATGCTCGCAACGCCCTTTGGCTATATGAAAGCTGGTTATTTGCTGCGATAAGTCTCTGTTTTCCTATTGCTTCTTGGCGATCCGCTTCTTTTATTTGTCGGCTTAATGTTAAATATCTACTTTGGTAATTTGCGTTAATTCCATACTGCCTATTCAGCACAGATTGAGTTGCTAGCCGTCTTGACTCTTGTTGCGCTAGATCTTTAGATGCCTTGGCATTATTAATGGTTTTTTGAGCATTCTCCCTCATTTGTTTCGCATTATTTCTCACTGCAGCTTCGTTTTTCACCCATTCTTTGGTTTGCTCTTGAAGCCCTCGGGTCATTCTGGCACCAATAACAGGTAAGACAGCATATGTGCCTACGTTAACCAATGTGGATAAATTATTTGATAACGTATTTATGGCATCTGATGCGGATTGAATGCCTGTTCTTAATGGACCATTTGCCGATTGACCCGCTTTAATGGCGAGCCCTTCAAACGCACTCGCTAAATTTTGTAAATCACCATTAAGATTATTGGTACGCTCTTTGGCTTGCTTATAGGCAGTTTCGGTACCCGTAAGTGCCTTAGTCAGCTCTCGAACCTTATCGGTATTTTTACTCAGTATCATGGCAGCATTAACATTTTCTCGACCGAATATTTTTGTTAACGCAGTTGTGCTGTAGTTTTTTTGTGCTAAGTTTTCCAATGCAGTTGTCATTCCAACCACTGATGGTTTGAGCTTTTTGTCAGTACTCGATTCTAAAATTAAAATCATGTTGCGCAATGCCGTTCCTGCATCAGCGCCCTTAACTTCACGCTCCGCCAACGTTTGGATAACTGCGTTCATTTCTTCAAAAGGGACTTTAGCTTGAGCGGCCGCAACACCTCCTTTTTTAATCGCCTCTGCAGTCTCATTAACTTCTGAAGCGCCATATCGAGAGCCTGCTGCAAGCACATTAATATAACGATCCGCATCCGATACTGATGCACCGAACTGATTAAGCGATAAGGCAAGTGTTCTAGTTGCGTCTGGGAGGGTAGTACCTGAAGCTTGAGCAAGAATTAAGGAGCTTTTTGTTACATTAATCAGTCCTTCACTTGTTTTCATCAGCTCAGGCTTGGACGCTGCCATTAATTTAATAGCTTCTGCCGCCTGCATAGCACTGTATTGTGTTGTTCGCCCCATCTCTTGAGCCGCTTCATCAAATACTTTTAGCTGATCACCCGCAGCACCGGTAATTGCCGCTAAATCAGAAAGCGCTTGTCCATATTGACGAGAAATACCTAAAATACTCCCGATAGAAAGACTCACCCCGCCTACCATCGCTAACGATCCCGCAACCTGCTTAACTGATGTACCAATAGAATGAAAGCTATCTGAAACATCTTTAGCATTTTGTTTTGCTTTTCTTGAGAAGCGCTCTGTTTCACGTCCTGCGTGATTCATCGCATCAGTGATATTACTGCGGAAACTAGCGTCATTCAGCAATAATCCAACACGTAAATCGGCTAAATTGGTGGCCATAGTTATCTTCCTATCATTTTCATTACGTCAGCACATTGCTGCTCAACTGATTTAGTGGTGCTTACGATTTTGGGGGAGTTTTCCGAAGCGGGAGTGCTCTCTGATGGCGGTATCACACTTGATTTTTCATGTTTGAGTGTGAAGTAAGCCTGCCAGCCCAATAAGGTATTGGCAGGCAAGTTAAGAACACGAAAGGGATCGATTTCCCCTAACTCTTCACAAAGCTGATAAGCAAAATAGAGTAGAGGACTATCGGTTAGTTTTTTTTTGCCTCCTCTAGAGTGCCAATAGAGTGTTTTTTCACAATATCAATTGCTTCTATCAATATTGCGTTATCATGAACGTTAACCAGTTCTTCTGGTTTAGGTAATAATGATTTGTTTATCGGCTTGCCGTCATCATCAACGAGGCAATTGAGCAACATACTGACATTTTTTAGTGACGATTCGCGAAATTTCCCCTGACGATTTAAATCAGAGACATCCGTTTCAAGTTGCATCAGCTCATTGGCTGTCATACGACGAATATTCACTTTCACACCGCATAAGATTTCCACTTCAATAATCTGTGGCTTAGCGGTGAGTAAAGAGGCTTTTAATCCTTTCATTAATCATTTCCTTCTGTCGGTGGTGTCACTGTAGAGGTTCCCCAAACTAGGTTATTTTGTTTACCTTTTACGGTGATTTGAATAGCCTCGTTAGCAGGAGCTGAGACGTCATTTAATTCCCAGCCTGACAATGAAAGGATCATGGTTGCCGTACGTTTATTAGGAAGCTCACAATAGAACTGTACCGTTTCACGCTTTTCTGCTGCATTCAGGAATGCAACAAAATTTTCATTTTCTGGATCATCAATAAAGCCTAACGACTTTTCAGGCCCTTCTGGTAAGTCAGAAATAAATTGCTTGTTTTTATCAATTAAAACGGTGACATCAACAAAGCTACCTGATTGACCGGTGGCACCTAGTGACTTACAGTTAATGAGTGGCTTCATTTGCTCGGCGGTGTCACCCACTTTACCAAATTTAACAATAGTGCCTGCCGGTAGCATGGCGTATTCTGGCGATGTTTTTTGAACTGCCATAATTTAAGCTCCTAGAATAGGTTTATTTAAATTGTCTGAGTGCGTCTCTGATTTCAGAAACGAGAATTTTGAGTACCGCTTGTTTGTTGTAATCCAAAGCTGGGCGAATAAATGGATGGGCGATTTGCTTAATGGTGCCAAATTCCTGCGCTCTCGCTTTCATATAGTGTTTTTTGGTGGGTCCTACGGTAATTAAAACCGCTCCTTTTGTTTTTTTACTGCGTGAAGAGCGTATTTTTATGCTGTCACGCATATGTTCGCTTGCTACTGTTTCATCAAACCCTGCATGTGTTTTCATATCCTCTAAAACAGGTACCATAGCTGATTTTCCTGATTGACGGAGGATCTTAATTTGGACATCTTTCTCTAATCGCTGTAATACCTCTCCTAATTCCCGTAATCCCTCAACTTTCATGGTGATGTTCATGATGCGTCCTCGGGATAGGTGATAATGAAATCACGATAAATACGATAAATTTTGCGATTTTCTGTTTGTTCGATCATGTCCTGCTGAAAGTTACCCCGCTGAACGGTTTGTATGGGATAATTTCCAATATAACCATGCACAACAGACTCCCACTCGCGACAAAGTTTAGATTCAAGCATCAGCGCTTTGGGATAATCATCAGGAATTTGAATAACGATTTGAAAACGGGCTTGAACAAGTGAGGTGTGGGCTAATCCAGCGTCTATCTTGGGGTCGCTAATTCGTTGATAGATAACCCCCTCTAATTTATCGGATGGGAGTTTTAACGGATAAGCTAACAACCCCGTAATACGTTCCAGATCAGCTTTAATATCAACTTCTATCATGTTGTATATTCGCCTCCGTGGTAATAATGGTTCTATCAGCCTGATTTCGGTCAACAGCCCGAACAGTAAATAGTCGCCCCTGATAGCCCACCAGCCACCCCATATCAACATCAGAACGAGGGCGAATAGTGAAATGATAGGTTTCAATTACCTGATCTTGGTCTGCGGTACGGATCTTACGGTTCGACATCGATTCGGCTTTAGCCCATACCTCAGCCACTTTTTTTGAAACGACTTTTTCACTCCCTAAACCATCACGTTCTGTAACATAGTGAGAAAGGGAGATGCGTTTATTGAGTTCACCGGCTTTCATCATTCCTCACAAATTAATATGACGATAGGGGTCGAGCAGTAATTTAAATCCCGCTGGTAATATGGCTGTTTCTCTATTTTCATAGAAATTGCCAACGGCCAGCATAAGAGCCAATTCAATATCATCAGTGATTAATAAACCGTCAGGATCTTCCTCTGGTATATTTCCTTCATAAAGATGTCGATTGATATATCCTTCAGCTCGTTGTTTTGCCGCCATCAGATAAGTTTTTAGCAGTTCATCTTCGAAGGTATTATCTTCATCTAGCCGGCATTGTTGCTTTAACTTTTCCAGTGTGGGTAGTGGCATAAATCCCCCAATACCTGCGATCACCCAGATCGCAGGCACAAAAAAACCGCAATTAAGCGGTGACTGTTTTATCACTTGCTAATGCTTATTTCGTGCTACTGGCACCTTTACCTACTAATGCCTTAATAGCAGAAGTATCTTCAAGCACACAATCGAAGCGATGGAAAGCTAAGAAAGCTGTCTGATCATATTCTGCGTAACGTTCAACTAAACGCTTCAATGTCATGTAAGTTACTCGGCGTAAAATGAAGCGGTCAAAGTCACCACAGAAGATGAATTTTTTACCCGCTTCCATTTTGTCGATCGCCTGATCAACAACATATTGCATACCTAAAATTTGAGCTGGTGCGACACCCGAAATAGACGGAAGCCATAAAGGGCGTTTTTGCGCATCTTCCATTAACTTTAAGCTTTTCAACGTATCATCATTAAAAGCAAGACGGAATTTAGGGCTATTACGGTATGCAGGGTCAATCGCATGTTCTAACTCGGTGATATCTTTCCAACTTAGTGAGGCGCCGGCTACATCAACTGTGCTAGTCACCGCTGTTTCTAATCCGTTAGGCTGTAAAGGGGAGCCTTTTCCGGTACCTTTTATCAGATATTTCGCTTCACCACGACCAATACGTTGGGCAATGCGCGAAGCCAAATAGGCTTGAATATCTACACCACTGTCTTGCAATAATTCATTGGAAACGCGGATAATTTTCGATGTTAACTTTTTAGCCCCTAAAATAGCAGTACCAAACTCAACATCTTGTTCACCTGCAGCGGTGTTTTCGCCCAGTAATTCCCCTTCTTCATCGGTACCATCTGATGTTGACCAGGTAATATCTTGACCATTTGACGTTGGTAAGATTTGAGCCACACTTGCAATACCGCCATAGGCTTTCATTTTATCAACAATTTTATTCAACATCTGAGTAGGAACGGTGTAGCCACCTTTCTCATCGGGCGAAGTACCCTGTGCACGAAGTTCTTTGACCGCTTGACGTTCTTCTGCAGTGAGTTCACCGAAACCACAACGCAGGAAGCGATCAAACGCTTGATTACGGCGCTCTGCTTGCTCTGTTTCAGGGTTATTCGGTTGTTGGCCACGCTGTTCTTTCTCTTTGTCATCAACCAAATCTTGATCTAATGAGCGTAGTTGCTCTTCACGCTGAATCTGAGCATCTAAATTTTCAAGTTCAGTTTGCGCTTTATTCCATTGAGTGCGTTGCTCCTCGGTCATTACACCATCACCCACTTTTTCGTGAATGGCGCGCATATCAATCGCGATAGTGTTACGTTTTTGTTTTAATTCATGAAGCTTCATAGTCATAGTATTACCTTATGCATTGAGTAAAGTCATAAGACGCTCACGCGCCAATTTTTGATTAATTGCTTTTTGAAGATCGCCACTGTCTCTGGCTTCTTTCCATGCATTCATTGAGCGAACCGCAGAGTCTGCATCTTGATACGCTGGATAAGTGACAGGACTGACATCATAGAGTCGAGAAAATCGTGTTATCTCACGAATAACGACACCTTCATCATCTTGGTACCACTCTTCACCATCCCGTGCGACACGAAAGGCAAAGGAACTTTGATTGATATCGCCACGTTTCATGGGCGCCAGCACTAAATCACGAATAGTTTGTGTCTCAGGTGCTGTTATGTCGTAAACAAGCCCACGCTCATTGACGCTAAGCGACAAGGTTCCTGCTGTTGTTCTGCCTAAAATATAATTCGGATCATGATTAAATAAGCCACGAACATCATCATTAAGAACATCATCAAATGCCCCTGGTTTTATAATTTCACGGAATCCATAAATTAGTTCGGATCGGGAGTCGAAAACGGAGCCTAAACCCACGATATGTGTCGGTTTATTTTCCTCTCCTACTTCAGCCCGAACCTCACCGACATAACATCGTGTTTCTTTTTCACTGCTCATCGTTATCCCCTTTTTGTTCTTCTGTCTTTTCTCCCGCAGACTGGGTGGCATTGACGCTCACCAACATTTCATCAAGGCCATCAACAGGATTCATATCCTCAAAGGCACGTGCTTCATTACGACTCATCCAACCATCTGTAATAGCAAAATGATAGAAATCGGCTCGTTCTTTCGGTGTCCCTCGCAACAACCCCGCCAAATTAAATCGCACATAAAAGCCAGCCATTCGTTCTTGTCGAGTAAACAAGCGTCGATTTAATTCCTGCTCCCAGTTCACTACCCATGGCATGATGGTATGTCGTACAAACTGGATGGATTGCTCTGAGATGTTTGAGAAAGTGGCTTTTTCGAGGTCGTTAATCATGTGAGCCGGCACATTGAAGATCCCTGCAATCATTGAGCGATTAAGTTTCAGCATATCAATCAATTGAGCATCAACAGGCGAAACCGTTAACGCCTTGTAATCCAGTTCTGCAGGTAAAAGCATGGTTTTATTTTCTTGGCTTCGTAACATTCGAGAAGCTTTTTGCCACATATCTTTCAGTCGTTCCCAGCCTGCTGGCTGTATGTCACCTTTTACTGACACAATCCCCGCAGGACGAGCATTTCCCCCAAAGAAGGAGCTAGTATATTTCTGTCCGCTCATCCCCATACCGATAGTTTCTGCATGCTGAGCAATGGGACTTAACCCCATTCGCTGATTGTTCCCCAACGCTCGAATATGGATCATGTCATCAGGACTAATGGCAAAATTCCCCAATTCGTTATAAACACCGTAAGTGTATCGACCACCGGTATTCATCAGTGTGGTTTCCCACGGCATACAAGCTTCTAGGTTTGTCACCTCACCTTTTCGATTACGGATAACTTGGGTATAACCGTTTCCCCAACCCAATACATGGCGCTCTTTTGTTTCGCGCCATTTATAGCTGGTTTGCCACTCGTTAGGTTCATCATGAACAAGATAAAAAACAGGATGATCACGTGCTGTATCGACGCGATTTCCCACCTTTCTCATTACGTGTAAGGGCATCTGAGCGATAGACGAAGAAAGCACATAAATACAAGCGTAAACTGCTGCCAACTTCATTGACGTTTCAGGGCTAACATACACATCTGCCGTAAATAATCCGTCATTATCAATGGAATCTGCCGTAATAGGTGTTTCAGGGTTTTCTAAACTGGGTGAGTCGTTGCGAAACAAAGCATCAATTAGCACGGTTCCCCCTCATGGCTACCACCAAGGCATAGATTATTGCAATGCATCCCCCAACAATCAGCGTGTTAGCAACGCCATATTTTAGGTAACACCCCGCCATAACCGCACTAACACCAGCCAATGCAGTAATATCAAGTAATAAGTTTTTCATAGGAATAAAAGGTCTTCGTTAGGATCTAAAGAGGAAAGGAAGTCTCTTGGCTCATTCAGCATTGCCCTACCCACAGCCATCATGACTGAAACAGCTCCATCAATTTTATTTTCATTGCCATCTTTTGTTGGTCTAACAACATCATCACTACCCGGCAAATACTTACCGACCACATTTTGAAAACACCACGTCATAATAGGGTTTCCATCATGATGAAATCGTCCTGAAGCTAAAGCTGCTTCTATTTCCTTCATGGGATCACTCATATTTGTATAATTTTGAGTGATAGAAATAGGCTCTAATCCTTCATCTTGTAGTCGATGAGATAACGCCACCGCACCAAATGGGTCAATTGGGCTGGAAACAATACTGAAATGTTCTCTCAATTTTAAGATAGATTCTTCAATCAAACGGTAGTCAACCTCTGCACCATCACTTGGTATTAATGCTTTCTGATTGACAAAACTTTGATACCGTTCCGCAGTCCTCAACTTGTCACTATCGGTTGAATAAATCGTATCTTCTGGCGCAAAAAATAATGGAGATATAGAAAAATAATGTTTTTTACCGCCAATTTCTCGCATAAAAATAGGAGCTACACAGTTCAAATCCAGCTTTGTTGCTAGGTCAATACCTAAATAGACATCTTCACCATAGAAATCTTCTAGTTTTAGGCTTTTATCTTCAGCTTTACGCCAATGATCCATATTGTAGAACGCTGATTTTGCAGAAACCCAAATATTGAAATGTTTAGTCTTTATCTGGTTTGTTTGTCTTGGTGTTGTAATACCAAGCTCTTGTTTTGCTAAAAGATAATCGTACTTTACTGACACATCACAATTTGGGTTAGACTTAATAATGGCTTCTGGTAATTTCCAATCATCATCTTTATCTATGGTATAAATAATGCCGAAAATCTGCTCATTTGCCCCACCAGTACGAATACCTTCAAGAATTTCAGTAACCTGAACTCGCTTATCGTAACAAGGACTTTGAATATCAAATCCTGCCGTTGTGATAATTAGCGTTAATGGTTGCTCTCGCGCCCCCATACCTGTTGTCATTGTTGTATATAACGCATCTGTTGAATGCTCATGATACTCATCAATAATCGCACAGGTTGGGTTATCACCATCACCAGGATCTCCAATCAAAGGAGCAAATAAAGAACCATCAGGACGAGTCATTTTTTCTGCCCATGGTTTGATTTGAAATCGTTTCCTCAGTGAGGGTAATTTCTTAACCATGGCTAAAGCTGGCTCAAATACCTTCCACGCTTGCTTTTCTGTTGTGGCACCACAGTACACTTCTGCACCATATTCACCATCAGCACAAAACATGTAATTTCCAACGGCTGCAGCAATCAATGATTTACCATTTTTACGCGGTACCTCAACATACATTTCAGTGAAGCGACGGTTGCCACATTTCTTTTTTACCCACCCAAAAACTACGCAGAAAATAAAAAGTTGCCACGGTTCTAGTGTGATCCGTAATTTACGCTTTGCCCACTCTCCCTTAGTGTGGGGCATAAGTTGAGCAAATCGACAAAAGCGCTCTGCCTTATCTTTATCAAAACGATATGGCCAATCTTTTTCTTTCGCTTTTTGGAGATCATCTAAGTGACGTTGACAGGATTGTTTAACATAAATACATGATGAAATTTTTCCGCTAACAATATCTCTAGCATATTGGTTTGCAGCATTGACGCTCGGATAAGTAGCCATAATTAAAACTCATCAAATTCGTTCTCATCATTATTCTGTTCACTAGGCCCTGTCATTCTCATTCGGCTAAGTGGATCCAACCCAAGCAATGAACCTAAACGAGCGATTTGTGAAACACTGTCATTACGAACGGCGACAGCAGGGTGTTTTTTTAATCCACCCGAGCCACTCATTTCAGTAATACCACCACTTTCCAAATCTAATTTAGCTTGTTTTAAAATAACCTTTTCTGCTGTAAGCATGAGTTCGAAAGCATTGCAATACGCAACTAAAAGAGGGGCATCTTCAAGTTCAAATGTTCCACGTTCAATCAAGATTTTACTTTGTGTCTTCCAGAGTTTTATTGCTGACTCTCCCATCAATTCTGCAGGTGGGGCAATCCTTGTCATGCTACTCTTAGAATTTTTAGCCGGTAAATTTTTATTCCGGCCACCACCAGATGCACGGATACCGGCTGCCATTTATCCTCCTAAAAATGTTAAAAAGTTTCGAAAAAAATAATCCTTATTTCGCGTCTGTAAAAATTGACTTAAGGGGGCGGTCCTAGGTGGCGAGAGTGGTAGGAATTTGACCCGCCCCTCCCCTATGAATAATAGGGTTGCTTTAAGCTACGGAATTATTTCCCTTCCTTTGCTGTCTTAGCTCTATGACATGGAATACATAACGACTGAAGGTTCTCTTCCGCATCGGTACCCCCATGCGCCTTAGCAATGATATGGTCAACTGTTTTTGCTTCGGTTGCTCGCCCTGCTTTTAAGCATTCTTGGCACAGATACTTATCACGCTTGAGTATGCGAGCTCGTAGTTTATCCCACTTTGTACCATAACCACGTTGATGGCGAGACTTACCACGCTGGTGGGTTTCCCATCCTAGGTTCTGATGATCTTCACAGTAACCGTTACGTTCTGTTGTTGTCTTGGCGCATCCCTGTTTACGACACGCGCGGGGTATGCGAGGTGGCATATGTACTCCAAAAATAAAAAACCGCTAGTTATCAAACTAGTGGTTTTAAAAAATATTTAATTATTTTAAGAATAATAATTTTATGATTTAGTTCGTAACTTGTGCTCATTTAATAATATTTCAATAGGAATAAAAGCATTAGGAACTACTCTTAATTCCCCCTCGGCATTTCCATTTGCAACAATGCCTATTACACGTCCATCAGCATTTAAAACGACCCCACCACTATGCCCATGTACTATTGGTTGGTCTATAACGATTCTTTCTTGCCTTTCTCGAGTAATTATACTCGTTATTTTTGCTGTAATAATAGTAGGTTTTCCAATTGAGCCTCTGGCGTCATAATTAGGATACCCAACTGCATATACTTCTGTTCCTATATCATAAATAGGAACTGGCTCTACTTGTAAAGGCTTTATGTCAAGAAAAGATATATTAGAAGTAATTACAGCTAAATCAGTATTATCATCTTTCCAAGCTAAGTGTAACTCAATATATTCTTTTCTTTCATTTGGTAACCAAAGTATTATTAGATCATTATTAATATTGCTGTTTTCTATTCCTTCGATTACATGCTCATTTGTAACTAAACCAATATTTTCAAGAAAAAAACCACTTCCTTGTGAGGAATTCGACCAAAGAATGAACGTTGAATCACCAGCAATATCCCACAATGTTCTATTGTACTCCTCATTAGGTTGTCCTATTGCCACAGTATATTTATACATGAGCTTTCTCCAGCTTTCATTATTCTTACCACAAACTAATCGGATATAATTCAACCTTCCTCTTACTTTTTGTGTAAATAATAAACCTGGTTTTTCTTTAATCTTATTATATTGCCTTTCTGCTATATAACCCTTGTGATACTTACTAAAATATTCTCTTTCAGCTTTAGATGCTCCATATTTAAATAATGCATTAACCATAGCTGAAGTTTGTTTTTTAAATTTTCTACTTATATTAATTTTAGTGTTAACCGTAATATTTGTTACTGATTGTCTTTGTGTTTTATGTTGTAACCTTACTTTTCCTTCATTTATTTCAAACCAATTATCTTCAATTACCTTTTTTAATTCATGGCCTAGTATAATGTTATTATCTTTACTTAAAGAAACAATTGATTTTGGAAGATACTTTTTAGTTTTAGTAAAAGAAAAAGTTATATCATCTGCATATCTGGTATAAGTACACGCATTATTTCTTGCCAACTCCTTCAATTGTCTGTCTAAACGATAAGATATCATATTAGATATAATTGGGGATGTGGGAGCACCTTGAGGTAAGGCTCTATTATAGCAACAAATATGTGCCAAAACATGGGCAACATTCTCTGGCAAGTTTAGAGGTTGGCTTTGAAATAAACGACTAACTCGTCCAAAATTAATTGAATCAAAAAAATCCTTTAAATCTATATTTAAAATAAATTCTTTTCTTATATGAGGTTTCGCATTTGTGATTATATTCCTTCCAGCTATAAAACCATGAGTACATGATTTCGGGGTATAATATTTTTCGAGCTCATCCTTTATCTTATACTGAATTTCTTTTAAATACTTTACAGGTGCTCTTATATTTCTAAAATTACCATTTTTTTTAAGTATGGAAAAAGAGCGGTATTTAATTACTCCACTATATAAAAACCTACTAATTTCAGCCTCTTCACATCCTAAAAAATAGTATAATTGTTCAACATTTTTACATTCATGCAACTTGGTTACTGAGCAAAACATATTTAAAATATCCCAATTCATGAGAAAAATATCGGAGGAGGTTTTATCACTACCGTATAACACGTTGATAAACATTAAGGAGACCAATTTGAGGGCAAAATTGCCATTGGTATTAGCCTATACAGATAGTATAGGAAAGTTAAATCAACTCCTCCGATATAATAAAGCTATTATATTTATCAGCCTTTTGCAATAATCTTATTGATAAAATTAGAAAACAGCCACAAAATATAATATAACCTTCATTGAAATACTATATGTATACTTTTAGATAGACTATTTAACATCCTCTAACTTTCGTATTATTTCAAGTTGCTCATTTGCCTTATCAATAGCTACTAATAAAGGATCAATCCATAGTACCGCTTGACAGTATGTTAAGGTGCTGGTGGTAGAGGTACTAATACTGGTTGAGTCAATGTCTTGGGGATCTCTATACATTGACCGTAACTCGTATGTGTGCTTGAGCAACCCATCAGTAATATGTTGAGGAACAAGCAGATCACAAGTTGGCTCTTTTTTAAGGATCGTTCTATATTCAATGATTTTCTCCTGTGATTTTGCATCTGCCTGAATACCATAGCGATAGGCTATAGTTGCTATTTGATTAAATTTATTAAATTGAAATATCTGATTACTTAACAGTTTTGAATAATTCTTATTTTCTTTTGTTAATTGTTTATTCTCTGTTACTAATTTATCTCTTTGAGTAATGATGTCTTGTATACTTTTGACAATATAACCACCAGCAACAATACCCACCATCACAATGACAATGTAAAGTTTCCAATGCTTCATAATTAGTACCTGTGATGTGAGATAGCTACCTGACAGCGCTTTTCTAAACTGGCTTTATCATTAACACATGAATTATCAATTGAGATATAAATGCCACCAACGACTGTGATGAGTAATACGAGGATAAAGCTGATAATGATGATTAAAGGCTTCCATGACATAGTGCTGACTCCGCATCTCTACGACTGACTAACCCTCGCCATACCTTTCCACCTGCATAAACCCAGCGTTTCATTTCTTCACATGCACCATACTGATCACCTGCATTTAATTTCTTTAGCAACGTAGAACGAGCAAAAGCTGTGGTACCCACATTAAAAGCAAAGGAATATAGAGAGGCTTTTGTTTTATCATCCAGAGGTACTTTAACCAGGACATCAACTTGTAGTTGCGTTCTGATAAAGTCTTTCTGAAGTAACTCGTCACATTCTTGCTGTGTGTATGTCTTACCTTGAATAATGTCTTTGCCTGTATGCCCATAACAAACTGTCAAAACACCTGCCACATCACGATAAGGTTCATAACGCACACCTTCAAAGTAACCAATCACGGTTATCGCAATACTTACAGCACCGGCACTCGCAACTGCTGCCACCTTTTGTTTTAGGTTCATTAGATGTCCTTTTTAGCTTTAGTCAGCATCTCACCGACGATTTTTTCGATTTCTCGCGGGTCACTAGAACAATTTCGATGAACCAATTCAGCAAATAATGCTGTTCGTTTTCGCTGTTCTCGCCGTGTCATCAGATAAGTTGCTAATCCAAGGAGCATGCTAAACCCCATCCCTATTACAAAGCCCCATTCATACAATGAGAGACTTGCAAAAAAGGCAGTTAAGCCAGCTGTTCCGTAGGTAGCATTGGTCAATTTTTCCATGCGCATATACACCCCCTACGGAGTGTCCGTTGATGATTAATGTGAGTAAGTTAAACGTGAAAAAATGAAACTTAAGTTAAACTGATGGGTCAGCCCAATGTTATGAACCGAAGGAATGGCTGACTTACTTCGGTAAAGGAAATGTTATGTCAGAAAAATTACCAAACCCTGATTATCAACCAGCTGAAGCTGCATATTATCTTGTAGTTGAGTTAATTAGAGCTGGTGAATACAACCGAGTCGGTACTGATGCAAAACCCGCTGCTATAATTAAGGCATTTGATGCATTCAAGGCTCATTTCGATACTGATAAAAAAGAGCTTAATTTTGATGATATAAATTAATAAATGCGTCTTTAATATCCCGAGCCAATCTCTCCATTGGCTCTTTTTCCATACATGACCGTTCTGTAATTAATTGAGACAAACACTTCGCCGCAACCAATTGGATATCATATGGTAAATCTTTAAATTTCATAACTACCTCTCTTATACAAAAAAAAGACCGCCTAAGCGATCTTCAAAATGAGTTGTTCGGAATAACCGAATATGTGAACTATCCGGAAATTCCGGAGAGTTGAACCTGTAAGAATTACTTACAAGTTAGCGCTTTTATTTCTTGTTCGGTTTGCTCAAACCGCTCTCTCTCAAGCTCCACACCTAAAACCTCTCGATTAAGTTTTAGTGCAGCTTTCAGTGTTGCACCCGACCCCATAAAGAAATCGGCTACTAAGTCACCCTCTCTACTACTTGAGCGAATAATGTGTTCCATCATGGCTGATGGTTTCTCACAAGGATGTTTACCGGGATAATACTGAACAGGTGGATAATCCCACACATCGGTGTAAGGCACATCTGCAGTTACAAAGAATGGTCGTCTTAATAAACCATATTCTTTTATTAATTCTTGATAGTCTTTTTGTAAGGTGAATTGTTCTCGCTCTAACTCGGTAAACTGGCGGGATAACGGCGATAACTTTTCTTGTTTATCAGCAATGTGTGTAAACAGTGTTTGTAACTTTTTGTAGTCTTCCTCGCTAGGTAATTGCCACTGACTATTGCTGAACCAATGACTGAACATTTGCTTATCTGTTGCTTGATTTATCTCCTTAGAACTCACCTGTAGTGCTAAACGAGCATTTCTAAAATAATCAATCAATGGCTTAAATACATTTTGCTTTAGCTCTTTACATTTTAACGAAAACTCAGAACCTTTAGCTGTGACTGGTTTTTGATAATGTTCAGCAAAAAGTATTCGTTCTGTTGAAGGAAAAAAGGTGCGCAGGCTTTCCTTATTTTGTTTTTTCCATGGCCCAGATGGTTTAGCCCAGATGATATGACTTAATACATTAAATCGCCCGCGAACAAGCAATTCAGTATCTGACGCCAATTTAAAACCACAGAATAAATACAAACTGCCATTGGGTTTTAATACCCGCCAGAATTCAGCTAATACCTCATCAAGCCAAGACAGATACGACTCAACATTATCCCACTGATTATCCCATGCGCACGACTTCACTCTGAAATACGGTGGATCCGTGGCGATTAAATCAATACTGTTATCAGGTAGTGTTTTTAATACAGATAGTGCGTCGTCATTAAATAGTTGCATCAGAAGTCCTTTTCTACGCAATAAAAAAGCCGATGACGGTTAAGCCACCAGCTTTATAAATTCTTTATATTTTTTAGGCTGTACGCATATAGCTATTTCCTTGCTTTGCGACAAACCCTGCTATTTCAAACTGAGTTAATAAAAACTCACAATTTTCATTACTTAACCCAGTTTGATTTGAAATTGCTTGTACTGTTTGCCAATCATTTTTTGAGATTGTTTCAAGTACACAACTTGCCTGTGTTGTCATATCACACTGTTTTAACATGATATTTTATACCTTTGGTTAGTTATTGTGCATAACTACACATGTAACTCTGACCAAAGAGAACAGCAAGTCTTATCTTCTTTTTAATAACAAAAAACCCCGCCAAGGCGAGGTTTGTTTAATTTAGTGTGGTTGAGTAATAAATATCCCACTATGAAAAGACTTTAATCCAAGTTCGGACAAAATACAACATTTATCTGTATATAAAACCAGTTAATTAGTAACTTGACTAAATACAACTTCAGCGTTGCTTTCTTCACTAAAACATTTACTAATTAATTGCTCATAAAATGGCTTCCAGTTTCTACGCCATGTTCTTTCATTAAGTTCTGGTAATAATTTACTAATAGCTTGATATGCAACCGAGGAAGGCATTCTTCTATATCCGCGACCAGTACAGCGAGGACACTTTTTAAATACAGGTACACCTTGTAATTCAGTTTGTTCCTCATCTAAGACTTGACCACGCCCGTTACAACGGCATCGATGTGTAATAACTCCTTTTCCTCCACACGTTTGGCATTTATCACTCACCAGTTCATTTTTAATCACTGGGTCCGTAATCACTTCGCCATTCGATTTTATAATGCCTGGATATTTAATGACGTCTTTGTGACTATAAATAAGCTTTTTACCTTTGCAGCTAGGGCATTCACACGCCGAACCCGCTGAACGGGCGTAATCTTCAAACGCCATTTTTGCGAGGATCACTAAACAGTAACCCAACTTATTTCCCGCCGATTTAGCCACCAGCTTAGGTGTTACTTTAAGTGCATATTGTGTTAACTGTTCTACAGTGCTGAACTTATCTTCTTCACTCACATCATTCTTCGCAAAAAAAGCAGATATGCCAAACTTAGCGCGTTGTTCTGTCATACCAAGCGCACCTGCAGTATCCATTCCTTTCATTCTGTCAGGATCTGTACAGTTTGGTGTATCGGTGATCATCGGTGACTTTGGATAAAATTGTTTTAATGCTGACTCTAATTTCATGCTAATACTCCTCGTGCCGTACACACGTTAAATAAATGCACCGATGCCTAATGAACGGTTTAAAAAATGAAATAACAATTCGAGTTGATTGCCGTGAGTGACTTCCCATTGTTTGGGGTCTCGATGTAACTCGTCATGGTGAATGCGACATAATGGAATAGTAAATAAGTCGTGAGCCTTCGTTCCCATACCGCCCATACCATGACCTATGATGTGATGCGGATCATCAGCCTGTTGCCCACACACGCAACACGGTTGAGTTTTTACCCATTGCAACCATTTGGTATTTTCCCAACGTTGCATTTTAGGTTTCAGCAGAAATGAGGCTGGTGGCTCCGGATCGACAGCAACTTTAATAACCGGTTTTATCGCCTCTAAACGCCCGCTCATTGCAGATAATGCTGACATTTCATTTGGAACAATGTCAGCCTCAGGAAATCCGCCGTGCACTCTGCGCTCCTTGGGTTTATCAGGCCAGTCCAGTACTCTCCGTAATATGGCATCAGGTAATTCATCGATAACGTTATGCATAACAGCAAACGTGAAAAAATCAGGTATCGTCAGCTGGTGGCCATCATCTAATCTCAAACGAAAACGAATAGTATCTAACATCCAATCAATACGATTTTTATGAGCCAGCTCAGCAACCCACCCTGCTGATGAGTTTCGAATATGATTATCGTGATACCAACAAGTGCGGATCACACCTGCCTCATGAAATGTGGTCACCAACTCATGATGATGATAGTTATCTGCATCGTTATTAATCTGACAACAATGAATATGATGGGCGACCCACGTATCCATTGGTGAAACTTTATCTATAGTGTGGATCACCGGTTTGCTATTGAGAAATTGAACAATGTGCTTATTATTTAAAATCGGCTGCTCATCACCGGTTAATGCGCCTGAGGGCAATACATCTAAACTCTGCGGTACATCACTGATAATCACACGCTGATGGTTTCTAAATTGCTCAAGCAACTCAGCACCAGGTTTCAACAACACAACCCCCAATTCTTTTTGAATATACGGCGTTAATAGTAACTTCATGCGCTTACCTGCTTATTCAACATCACCATACGGATCAACTCATCCGTTTTACTCTCAAAGAAATGCGGTTGGGTTTCACGAGGATTATTAGGGCTGGTCATGTTCTTCCCAAACTGACAACCTCGCGCAGTCACTGACCAGAACTCTTTTACTTTGCTGGCAGTTTTCGTACTTGGACGTGATAAACGCTCAACAATTCCGAGTTCGGCTAAACGTTTAAATGCCTGTGGTGCTGAAATGGGTAAATTGTGTTTTTTAATCAGTGTTGATAAAGCCACAGTAGGACGACTGGAGCCATCCATAGATCCACTGGGTGCATCAATCGCATACACAGGGGCTAATTCAGGTAATCCTGCCATGGCCTGTAATTTTTGATAAGCGCCTAACTTTGATGAATTCGAGAAGTTTAAACTTTTCGACATTGACTCAAGTAGTATCACACCGGCCTGCACTTTATCGCTGATTTTCTCCTGGTGCTGTTGTGTCACTAAAGCATCAAAGGTGCGGATCACTTTTAAATGAAAAGAAGCGCTGATCCACATTGCATAGGCATACACTAATTCTTTGCAAACATACGTCCCTTGGTTATATCCACCAGCGACAGTGGCAATAGGCGCTCCTGTGATCTCAGGAGCGGTCGAAATTTCATCAATTAACTCTTTCGTTTGAGCCAATGAACTCCAGTTCGATGGTTGGTGTCGTTTTTCACCACCTGACACTCGATGTAAATCATTTAAACAATAGCGACCGGCTACATCTCTACGAACCTGAAAACCATCAATAACAATTAATCCATTCATGCTATTTCTCTCCACGTTTTATTCGTGACCGTACATCACGTTATTAAATGAGCGGATAGTGATTTCTAACTTTCCACCCTTTACGACTTCCATTAACATCACATCCATATGCTTTACCTGCTGATCATCTTCCCAAATACCCGCATGTGTTAATGCATCAAATGGGGCCTTTAAAAAGTTATCAATGTCCCTGCGCTGTTTTGTTGGTGGGTATAAACGAACTAGGACAGAGACATTTTCTTTAATAGCTTTAGGTTTTCGTTTTAGTTGCTCATAGACTGAGGCGATCGTGTTAATTCGAAACTTACGCCCTTTTTCACTGATCAGCGTTCGGCCCTTAATATTTCTCCAATACGAGTTAACGCTAGGTGGAAATGGCAATGTGAGCATAAGTTCAGGCATAAGTCCCCCACACTCCAATTAGCAATGTCACTACAAACCAAAACCCAACGAACAAAATATATTTAGTTAGCATTAGTGATTACCTCTTACTGTTCTGACTAATGAGTCATAAGGCTCTGTTGGCAATTTACCCATGAGATCAAAATTAGAGGTGGCATGTTTTACCCATTTGATTGTGGGTAATGCGCGCTTTTTGGCCTTTTGTGTTTTTAGTTTTTGCAAGTAGGCCGATTCACCTAGTTTGCGCTCTTCAATTATCGATTGGTAAATGCGCTCTGCCTCATTGGTCACAATGTAACGTACAGGGCGATCTTCATTGTCTACTCGTACTAATGCACCTAACCCATTCAGGTATGACAATGCTCTCGATGAGCTAGATAGAGCAATGCCTAAATCACGACTCACAATATGGCGATCAATCTGGTCACCCTCTTTATATTGGTTCAGTATTTGCTCTGTCGTTTTCATGCAATACCTCTCGACGCCAGCCACTTCATTTGCTCAATAAATGCCTTACCACGCTGTTCTAATTCTTCTCTGCTAATGTAATCAAATGCTTTACCAGCCCATGTTTTATCAAATACGACAATTGCCCTGGCAAACATTGCACCAGATGGTTTTTGTTTTTCATCAGCTGGAATAAACCACTTCGGAACGTCAAAACCTATACGCCCACGGATAAAACAAACGTGATCCGCTTCTTCTGGCCACCATGTTTCTGATGTGGCTGCCTTTAATAAAAAAACATACCGACCGTATTGTTCACGCATAGCTAATGCATGGCTCATGATGTGACCAACACCTGTTAAAGGTTGGCCTTCGTGATATGAACTACGCGAGTAAGGAGGATTAGCGAAAGCAGAACCACCAAGTTCTTTGAGTTTTTCAGCCCAGTCTTGAGTGAGTGCGTTGTCCTCAACGGTATAGAAATGCGGGCATTTGCTGTTTTGACCATCAGTGAATAAATCTAAAGTAAACGGTCCATATTTAGAGTTAATACCGTAGTAAAGGTTATCTGGTGATTGCCATTGGTCACCAATTTCTTTTAATTTATGAGCAGGTTGGCTTTTTAACTCCTGTAATTTCAGTGCGTAATCAATCATCACTTAGCCTCCAGTGCAACTTGTTCTGTCGCCTGTTTCCAGATACCACGGAATGAAGCTAAACCAGCAACTTCACTCATACGGCCAAGACCATTTTTCTTTGCTTGCTCGACTGCTAATGCTTGAATACGATTTTCAGGTTTCCAGCCTGAAGTGAACATTTTTCTAAAAGTTTCATCACGTTCAACCGTGTTAATTTCCACTGAAACTTCTCCAGGCTTTAACCAACGACCATTCACACATTCAGGACGTCCTGCATCACGCCATTTGATCGCCTTATCTTGGTATTCAATACAGTTTTCAGGAACAAATAATGTTTTAGGGCGTAAGTAATCACGCATCTTGGGATCTTTTTGCCATTTAGCTGTCAGGTAATCCGTAATTAATATCAAGTCTTCAGAGGTAAATCCTTCTGCTAATCGCGCCTTGATATGCCCTGTTGTTGTTTTTCCTTCACGATATTTGGAATTTGTCACCTTGTTGAAATAATCCAAAATTAATTTTTCAGGAGCGTTGTCGGGTTCAGTAGGAACCTGACAAGAAAAGTTAGTCTCTGTTGTACTCTCTGAAGTAATCTCTGTTGTATTCTCTGTAAGATCAGGCCATTTTGACCCGTTCAGAACAGCGCATTTTGAACTGTTTGACGGTTTCAATTTGCGCTTATCGATAAGGTCATTTTGAACTGCTCGATTAGATGTATTATCACTGTTCGATTGGGTCATATTGACCCCATCAGTTAGCAGATGGTGATCGTAGTTAATCGCATAATAATTAGTACGGTCATGGTTCGATTTATTGATTTGCTCAATGCGTAAAACACCCTGTTTTTTCAAATTAGTAAAAGCACGTTTAATCGTTGATTCAGAGAAAAAAGGAAATTGATTCTTCCACTCTTCAACTGTGTTATAAATCCAGCGTGAGCCGTCATATTCAACACCTGAAGTAGTTTCAGTTAGCCAATATTGAATTTGCTGTAACAGCATCGCCTCATTTAAACCAAGACGTACCGCTAATTCAGGAATAACGACTAAAGGGCGACTTTTTAGTAATAATAAACTCATCTTGCCACCTCATTACTTAATACGTGTGTACTTCTCTTTAAAACGCTGTACAGGTTCACACTGTGGGTCGTCACAACCATCAAGCATAAAAATAACGCGCTGTTTTTCTCTGTCATAACGAACAACATGAACAACGATACCTCGGTGATTTTTATAGTAGCGATCAAGTTGGTTTGGGTTCTCATTGTTCATTGCCTCGTCCTCAGCCCATTCTTTGAATTAAAATCATCTACCAGCCAACGCATAAATTGGTAGTTGGTTTCTTGGTAGCCATTTGGTACTTTAATTTCATAGACAAAACGGCCATCACGTATTGAAGCTCGCACTTGCGTGCGACATGCTAAGTTTGATAATCTACTCATGCTAATTTCTCTTCACACAATTGAAATTTGCAAACCGAAGCCAGCGACCGTACATCGTTGGCTTCACCCTTTCTGGATATAGCCATCTTTAATTTCTCTTTTGATGTAACGAAACAAATGCATTCATAAATGTGCGGATCTGCGAAATTAATCCATCTAACATCATTTTTATTTTCTGCTCTTCTTCGTTATCAATAACGCCGTCAGATAAGCTATCTTTCATCAATAACGCTAAACGTCCCTGCATTTCGTCAACATTGCTACGTAATGTGAATAGTTCTGTCTGATCTAAATCAGCAGGGCTAATTCTGTCCACGAGTAAGCGGTTTGATTCACGAGCGACAAATTCAGCAAATAAAACGGTCTGAGAAATATCTTGCATCGCTAATAGCTCGTTTAAATCAAACGAACGACAGCCGTTTTTCTCGTACAATTTGTTATTGAATGAAGTCAGAGATAAACCCAACGCCCCAGCCATCGCTTCACGCCCACCAGCTGTTGCCTCACACATTTCTTTCACTACTTGTTTTATTGATTGGTTACTCATTTCCTACCCTTGTTAATGATTTTTTGTAGTTACAAATTAAAAAAATAAGAAGTAGTTTATTTGTGATTGCTAAATTTCTTCGGATATAAAATCTGCATCTCTGTTAATTCACCGTTGAAAAAAGCAACTAATCGCTCAGCAACTTCTAACGAAGTTTTTTGAGCGCCTCTTTCAATACGGCTAAGATTTCCTACATCAATTTGAACTGCTTCGGCAACTTTACTCAACGTAAGATTTTGCTTAATTCGCAATAACCTTAATGGTGTTTGCATATAACCCCCTAAATTTGCGTTTTAAGCATAATATAACATCAATTCAATTTGCGCAATTTACTTTGCAAATAACGCAAAAAGGATTTGTAATTACGGCATGGAAATAGGAAAAAAAATCAGATCAATCCGTTTAAAACGGAACATGACAATTGCTGAACTGGCTAACGCTATTGATAGCGACCCAGGCAACGTGTCTCGTCTTGAAACTGGTAAACAAAAATCATTTACCGAGCAACAATTAAAGAAAATTGCTAACGCACTATCAATATCTTTACTTGATTTATTTTCAGATGAGGATAATCATACTGTATATAAACACAGTAATTTGAATCATAACGAAATGAACGAGGATCTTTATAAAGTGCAACTACTTGATATTAGTGCGAGTGCAGGACCAGGTTGCGTGAGAACAAGTGATGTCATAGATGTCATTCATTCCATTGAATATGATACAGAACAAGCCAAATTACTATTCGGTTCTCGGCCCGCGAACTCAGTAAAAGTTATTAACGTTCGTGGTGACAGCATGTCTGGCACAATAGAGCCAGGCGATATTATTTTTGTTGATATATCAATAGATTATATTGATGGTGATGGTATTTATGTGTTTTCTTTTGATGGAAATATACACGTAAAACGCCTACAAATAGTTCCAGATGAAATAATTGTTCTCTCAGACAACCCCAAATATACACAATGGAAAATCAACAGCACAAATGAACATAGATTTTGTGTGCACGGGAAAGTTTTGATTAGCCAGAGCCTCGAATATAGGCGTCACGCTTAGTAAAAACAGCATTTGTATCAAAGCCTGAGCTTATTTCAGGCTTTTTTTTATTTGTTAACTTGTAAATATCGCAAATTAATATTGCGTAATATGCAAAATTGAATTATTGTTACCTCAGAAGCAAGTTTAGACGCGAGGGAAATACTCATGACAACTGAACCAATAATCATAGCGCCAGATGGTTTCACTAATGAAGATATCGCAAAGTGGATGAGGTGCAAGTTGCAGTGCATAGATTACCTCCCTGTTTTACACGGTAAGCGAGAAAGACTAATGAGCGATGTAAAAAAGCTAGATGCCGAAATAGCAGAGTACATCAGTAAAAGCGCTATTCAGATACAAAGTAAATGATTTTTATGTGTGAAGAGAACGTGTGAAGAGAAACAATGGCTGACTGAGTCTTTTACCATTAAAAGGGGTTGTGGTGATAATGTTCTGCTCAGTCAGCCATTTTTATAAAGTTAGTTTTATAACCAAAGAGCGTGGGCGTGAAAAAAAGTAACCTGCAGCCAGCTAGAAATCCGAATCCCAATCGGGCTGATGCAACCACAGGTGGTCCGCTCTTTTTGATTATGACTCTAACAATAAGCAAGGGTACTGGCATTCATCCATGACAGTCCATATCAGGTATCTACTGTAGCTAGTGCCCTTTCTTATTGTGTGAAGTGAATAAACCGTGTGAGGGGAAATGGCGTGTCTCTTTTTAATCAAAAAGCAATGATTGTTTATAACCTAAACAAATCGGTTGATGCAGAGGAGTTAAATAGCTGCATCCAAAATTTAAAATGGGTTGAATGTAAGCCGACTGATATGTCTACTGTTGGCTTTGTTTCACCTGCATTCAATGATGATTTAATCTTTGAGTGTAAAGGACATTTGTTATTAGCAATCAGGAAAGAAGAAAAAATCCTACCTTCTAATGTCATCAAAAAAGAAACTCAACATAAAGTAGAGAAACTTGAAGGGGAGCAAGGAAGAAAGCTAAAGAAAACGGAAAAAGCTACAATTAAAGATGAAGTCATTTACTCTTTGTTACCACGAGCATTTAGCAAATACTCAACTGTTTATATTTGGATAAACACTATCGATCATCAAATAGTTGTATTCACAGGAACTAGTAAAAATGCAGAGAGTAGCCTTGCTTTATTACGTAAAGCCATTGGTTCACTACCTGTAACTCCATTGAAATTTGATTCAATCGAAATGTTATTAACTAATTGGGTAAAAGACAATTCCATCCCCACTCAATTACAATTAAACGGTGAAGCTGAATTAATTGCTATTTTAGAAGAAGGAGGAATTGCTAAATTTAAAAAGCAAGATTTAATTTCAGATGAAATTCTGACTCATATTGAAGCAGGTAAGTTAGTTACAAATTTATATTTAAAGTTTCAAGATAGAATTGATTTCACCATTAATAATGATTTTATTTTTAAAAAAATAAAATTCTCAGAGAAAATAATTGGAACCAACGAAGATATTGATAGAAAAGATGTATCACTGAGATTTCAAAGTGACTTCTATTTAGTGGCAGAAGAACTATCTAAGTTAATTAAGTATTTATCAGATTTATTTAAAAAAACATACTAAATCACCAGTCAGGCATCAGGGAATTTTAATCTCGATTAATTCGAGAGGGATTTTTATTACCTAAAAATTGTGTGGAGAGAACAATGTTTTATATTGCAACAGCAACAAATAAACATTTCTATTATCTCGATGTACGGATCGAAGATATAGATATTCAAGATATTGCGACAGGTTTAGCTAATGAATGTCGCTTTAATGGACAAATTGATAATTTCTATTCTGTTGCTCAGCATTCTGTGTATACCAGTTATTTAGTTGCACCTGAATTTGCTTTAGAGGCCCTACTTCATGATGCCAGTGAAGCTTATGTCAAAGACCTACCGTCACCACTTAAAAAGTTATTGCCTGAATATAAATTAATTGAATTGCGTGTGGAAAAGATAATCCGCAAAAAGTTTGGATTACCTGAAAATATGTCTGATGAAGTCCACTTTGCAGATCTAATGATGTTAGCCACAGAAAAGCGTGATTTAGACATTGATGCAGATAGTAACTGGTTAATGCTTGAAGGTATTCCAGCTAGCGATTTTGCTGTCAACCCGCTAACCCCAAGACAAGCAAAATCCCTATTCTTACGCCGTTTTAATGAGCTTTATAAGGAGGTTGAAAATGGCTAACGGATCAGTAAACAAAGTAATTCTTATCGGCAATTTAGGGCGTGATCCTGAAATTCGCTACCTGCCTTCTGGTGGTGCTGTTGCCAATTTAGCTGTGGCCACATCAGAGAAATGGCGTGACAAACAAACAGGTGAAAATCGCGAAAAAACAGAATGGCATCGTGTCGTTCTGTTTGGAAAACTCGCTGATATCGCCAGTGGCTATTTGTGTAAAGGCTCGCAAGTTTATATCGAGGGCCAACTACAAACGCGCGAGTGGGATGATAACGGCATTAAACGCTATACAACAGAAATTGTTGTAAAGATTGGCGGTTCAATGCAAATGCTAGGTGGTGCTAGTAAATCAGTAGGTTCACAACCGGCACAGCAAAACCCGCCACCGGCTCAACCTCAAGCACAGAGTAGTCAGCCACCAATGGATTTTGAGGATGATATTCCCTTCGCACCTATTGGGCTTATGTATCCACGCCATTTAATTAATGTGGTTTGACCCACTTACTCAGTGCAAGGATGCAAACAGGAGATAGATATGAAATTAAAAAGTGGTGCTACATCTTGCCCCCACTGCGGTAATAACTACGCATTCTATGTATTGCACACAGCATCCGGTAGTGCCAGTTATTATTATGGATTCAATGGTGATGATGTATATAACGCAAATATGTGGGATGGGGTTTATTTAAAACCTAAAAAAACTGCGTATTGCGGTGAGTGCCAGAGAAGCCTTGGTTCTGTTGTAGACGATTAACTCGCAGGGATGCAATAAGAGGAATGAATATGAAAGAGCGTGGAATTATTTTTAATGCGGAAATGGTGCGTGCCATTTTAGATGGGCGTAAAACTCAAACACGGCGGATTATAAAATCCGTACCAGCAACTCATAATTTTCATGGCTGGGTAACGTCAAGCACACACGCAAAAGATGAAGGAAAGGCTTGCTGGGCTATCGGTGATTCACCGCTACTCAAAGAACCTATTCGCCTTAACTGCCCGCTAGGTAAAGTTGGCGATCGTCTTTATGTTCGTGAAACGTGGAGTGTAGTCAGTCATGAGTTTGATGATGATGGATTGATGATTGATTATGTTCCTGATAGACCAACTAAAGCTGTGCATGAAATGCCGTATGGTCATGGTTATTTCACTGGACATGTCATTTACTCTGCTGATGGTGATTTCACGTGGGGTGACGATGATGGTTGTATTGATGGTCGTTCTTGCTGGAAACCATCTATACACATGCCTCGCTGGGCTTCACGTATTACGTTAGAGATCACCGATGTTCGTGTTGAGCGCCTGCAATCAATTAGTGAAGCAGATGCAAAGGCAGAAGGCTTTGATAATTCACAATCTGATGCGACTAATTCCATTGGATGGTTTGAAAAACCAATAAGGGCATTTCGGTGTGTTTGGGAAAATATTTACGGTGATGACGGATGGAATAATAACCATTGGGTATGGGTTATTGAGTTCAAAAAGGTGGAGTGATGGATAAATACAATAGAGAACAAATGAAACTAGGCGTTCTATATGCTCGCAATCATTTAATTAGCGCATACAGAGCTAACTTTATAGAGTGTGATGAGAAGCAGTTCGCTTATATCATGGCCCAATTATCTCACGTTGCAAAGGAATCTATCGATATTGAATTAATGATGGATAGTGTTTTGTCATGCAATGATGAAGCTGAAAATTGGATTAAATCAAAGTTGGTATATAAAAATGAAACCAATACTTGATATGTGTTGTGGCTCTCGCATGTTTTATTTTGATAAACAAGACGACCGAGTTTTATTTAATGATATTAGAGCTGAAGAACATATTTTATGTGATGGAAGAATTTTAAATATAACACCAGATGTTATTTCTGATTTTAAAAATCTTCCATTACCAGATAATACTTTTTATCAGGTGCTATTTGCCCCCCCCTCATTTAATTAGAGTTGGTAAAAATAGTTGGATGTTTAAAAAATATGGTGCATTAAATAAAGACTCATGGAGAGAAGATTTAAGTAAAGGGTTTAGTGAAGCATTTAGAGTGCTTAGGCCTGGAGGAACATTGCTGTTCAAATGGAATGAAACCCAAATACCTGTTAAACAAATTTTAGCACTAACAGACCAAAAACCAACAGCGGTACAGCGTGTAGTTAAGAACGATAAAACGCACTGGATCTCTTTTCTTAAGGAGCTCAGTGAATAATTACCACCAGCATTAACTAATATCTATTTAAACTGTGTACGGACAGTGTGGAGAGAAAATATGTACTTTGAATGCATACCGATTTCTATGTATTGCAAGCTATTTGGTGAGTCACCTGAAGCAATAAATAAACGGTTACAAAGACAATTCTGGCATGAGGGAATTCAAGTTTTAAAAGTAGAAGGCTCCAAGGAGCGCTGGATTGATGTAACCGAGGTGAATAAATGGGCACGAAAAAACAAAATGCAACACGCCTCCCTAGGGGAGTTGTAATTAGAAAACATAGTGCAGGAGAAACAATCAATATAGCTTTTACATATAAAGGGGTGAGATGTAGAGAGCCCCTTTCAAACTTAGAAATTTCAGCGAAGAATATTAAATACGCAGAAAGACTAATAGGTGAAATATATAACAAAATAGAAAAAGGCTCATTTTCTTATGTTGAATACTTCCCTAATTCATCAAAAATAAAATTATTTGGCAATAGAAAAGCCGGGCGTAATATAGAAGATTATCTCACAGAATACTTATCAATATGTGAAACTAGAGGTTTATCCCCTTCAACTATTAATGGCTACAAAAAATGCAAAACAGCTTTAAAAAAATTGCATAGTGTTTCCGTCTCTGAATTAACACCAGCAATGCTTAAAAATTGGATACAGTCTCAATCTACATCGTTAAAAACAATTAGAAACCAACTGTCTTTTTTAAGAAGTTCGATAGATGAAGCGGTTACTGATGGTTTAATTACAATGAACCCAGTTAACTTAGTTACAGCTTCAAGATATCAATCTGATAAAAATGAAAGTAACGATAATGAGTACATTGTAGATCCCTTTTCTCCCAAGGAGATTAATGCACTACTTGAATCATCAAAAGAGCCTCAGTGGAAGAATTTATTTAGATTTGCATTTAATACAGGAATGAGAAGTTCTGAATTATGTGCGATAAAATGGAGTGATATAGATTTCCTCAATAAAATTGCTCATGTAAATTCAGCAAGTGTTGTTGGGGTTATTAAAGGAACAAAAACAAGATCAGGGAATAGAAAAATTGAATTAAATGACCAGGCTATGCTTGCACTGCAAGAGCAAAAAGCGCTGACCTTTATGAAAGGTGATGTGATTTTTGAAGATCCTAAGAACAACAAAGCATGGGCTGGTGCTGATGCAATTAGGAAAAAAGCGTGGGTACCGACATTAAGAAGGGCTGGTGTTAGATATCGTAACCCTTATCAAACCCGACATACATTTGCGACAATGCATATCAGTCAAGGGGCAAACCTATTTTGGTTAGCAAATCAAATGGGTCATAAAGGGCCTGAAATGTTATTTAGACACTATGGATCATACTTATCTGAGTATGACGGCAATACAAATATAAAATCAAAAGTAAGCAATAAGTGAACAGCGTAATGACAGCAATATGACTACAAAAGAGCCGTATTTGACACGCAAGAAAATAAAATAAAATATTAAATATATAAAACAGATAGTTATAGAATTACAGACGCGGGTTCAACTCCCGCCAGCCCACCAAATAAAACAAGGGGTTACGTGAAAACGTAGCCCCTTTCCTTTGTCTAATGACCACTTTACGTCCACTGCTTAATCTAAATTCATGAGTAGTTGCTATGAAATTTATAATATTATTTTCGCTAGTAACTGTATTAATTTTTATCCTAATGTTTTTTTTTATTGTTACTGGCATCTTAGAAGCAAGTAATTTTGATAGTACAAAGTTCGATAACTGGTCAGGACTTTTCTCTATTATAAATGTACTATTAACATCTGCTCTATCTTTTACATCTCTGATGATATTGATTGCGACCCTTAAGAATACACAAAAAATGACTAAATCTACTTTTGATGCCTTAGTCAACCAGAGAGATGATAACCACATAAGCCAAATAGAAAGCCTATGCCAACGTTTTAATCAAACTTTAGATAAAGAAAATACCACTTTTGGTAATAGCGTAGACTGCTATTTTGATACTATGATTTCCGATTGGAACCATGGAACAGCTGATTGGATCATAGAAAATAAAATAAAATCTCATGAACTAGTATTAGAACATTGTAAATCTATAAGCATAAATTATATTGGTAGAATCAATACTGAAACTGATTTATTACTTAGCATATTAAGATCTTTATCTTCAATATCTGATTTAAACAAAAATGATATTGCAAGGGCAATAATAAAAGATAGTATTGATGCAGAGAGAAGATTTTGGTTTTGTTGTATGGTAGACGAAAAATCTAATCATGAGTTTTTTACTCACCTTGCTAACTTTACTGACTTTATGATTATGAATGAGTCCTTATCCCACGAAGTTTTTATGCAAGAAGTTATGTCAACTGACTCATAATCGCTTGGTCACTGGTTCAAGTCCAGTAGGGGCCACCAAATTTTAGCTGTTAAATCAGCACATTAAGTCACTTCTTAGCAAGTGGCTTTTTTTGTTTTTATAGGCCAATGGCGACAGTTTTTGTAAGTATAAAATGAAACTCTTTCTACTTCGTTAAAAATAAGAAAATTAAATACCAAAGATAAATGCATTATTTTGTTATATATTGCATTAAATCATTATATTTTTTAATTTTATTAGGGTTTTCTATGATTATGGTAGGTGATGTACTTCTTGTTAATGGTAACAGTAAGCTTTCATCAGGTCTTATAGCAGCTCAAAAAACTATTTATTTACAAAGCCGCTCTAGCCATGTTGGGTTATTCATAGGGGAGGGGATCCTTATTCATGCAACTGGTGACAATGGTATCCACTTATCTTTTTTACCTGATGAGATTAAAAAAGTTTGTGAGGGATGGCAGGTCATTAGGCTTAAATATCTCACCGATGAACAAAGGGGTAATATTCAAAAGTCAGCTCTTTATTATGTTAGGCAGTCATATAACAAAAAAATCATGATGCATAACTCGTCTGAAACTGCTTTTTGTTCAGAATTAGTAGCTAAGATATATAATCGTGCAGAAATACCATTATTTTCAGGGAAATCATCTAGTAAAATAGCTCCAGCTCATTTCGATGAAGCAATAGATAGGGGCGAGCAATGGGAAGATGTTACTCATGAATATCATGAGTTATTAGCAGATATTGAAAAAAATGAGTTCATGTATAGGCAATGCTTTGATTCAATAAATAAAGGGTTAATGAAAAGGGCATTTACTAGTAGAGCTAGATCGACCCTCTTTGATATTTTAAAAAAAATAGCTGAAGATTCGGATGATACTGATTTTAAAAAGGTTATAGAAAAAATTCAGTTAGAACTTACTGAACAAAGGATTCTTAGTTTTTGGGATGAAAAGGATGGGCTACCTTTAGACGATAAGTAATATTTCAGTTTGCTTTTTCCTCTCAAGCCACATGTTTACTGTCTTTTTGAAATTATGTGGATAATTTTGAGAATCAATAAAATCCACCTAAAATACAAATTTTCTATATATTTCATTGCATTGTATTTTTAACGCAATCCATTCTGTGATCCAATAACTGAAATAACCTGAAATCTTTTACAATCATTTCAGTTTGACGCCTACACAAAGAACCCAATCCCCGCGCGCCCTCGCGATATGTTTTGTAAAAAATTCAAACTGAAATAATTTTTAGATCCAAATTGTGCAGGCGGGTGCGGAGTAGTGCGTTTTACGTCGTGAATGATTTTATTTCGTGGGTATTGCGCGCACTGAGCCACGCGCTATCGATGCGATCCATTTTGAGCTAACGCAGATGTATTGTGAGTATTGAACACCTTAGCGTAGCGTAGAAGTGGTTATATTGAGTGACTAGTCCTGAAAAGTTGTCAACCTATATCAGGACTAGTCACCATAATCTCAAATAAATCAAAAAATCCTAGGTTATTTTTTCTTCCAATACACTGTTGGATCGATAGCAAATGGGTTAGGTTTTAATCTAACCATTTTTCTCCCATCAGTATTATCGAACCATTTATTCAATCCAGCAATTTGAGACGGAGTCAATGCTAGTTTAGCATGAAGATAACTCCGTAGACTTTCAACATAGCTTAAATCCTTTTCCTGATTATCTTGAATAAATTGATTGATCCAAAATTTTATCAGTTATTATCGGCAAGCGCTAAGTTAGCGTCGGTTATTTTTACGCTAACTGCCGATAATATATACAAAATAGGTTTGGTTAAGATTATCTCATAAAATCAGGTTGGTTTGGGTGGCAAAAGCTAAATTATATCAACCTAGATACTCCATATTTATTGCTGAGCGTTAGGAGGGTAAAACTGATAATCAACAATATCTGCACCAATAGGCCCTGTTTTTGCTGTAACCCATACGGTTCCCGTATTTTCCTTGGTTTTCGATTTTGGATCTCTAATACACCAAAAAACCCATTCCCCGGTATAAATTTCTTTTATCCGTATACCATATTCACATTGAGGGGCTTTAAGACGTTCAGGCCCTGGCGAGACGATATGATATTGTGTTTGGTAGTGAATTGTTTGGTCTAATGATAAATAAGCAAGCACATTAAAAGTTGGAATAATTATCATAAGGCCAAGAAAAGCCCCCCAATAATAATCACTGATAACATACTTTGATGGGCGAAAGAAAGGGTGCCATATTCCCCCAATAATCCCTGTGAAAATAGCAAAAATAATAATAATCGTCCATTTAGGAAACCATTCAAATAATACAATGTTATCGCCTAAATAAAGCGACAAAAATAGATAAGCTAACCAAGAGCAGTACAGGATAACAAAGATGTAAGAAGGTAATGATTTTTTCTTGCTGCCTTTACTATATGATTTGAATTGGTATTCCATAAAAACCTTAATTTATTTCCCTAAATTAATTAGTTATAGTTCAAGCTATCGACCTATTTATTGCCATAACCTTTCGTGAAAACAATAAGAACTATTATTTCAAACTCTAAAATGGCATCGATTTACTGATTAATTACATAACCAATACTGGAAAGTTTGGTTTATCAATGTCAGATAAAGTAAAAAGTGTGTTGCTGAACGCTAAAAACTATAATAAATCAGATTAAGAAATTCTACATCTACTTGTTCGAGAACTACAGTATGTTGGCGGTAGAACATTAGCGAATACGATCCCTCGTAACGGTATTAAATACGCCGAAATTGTAGATGATGTAGCCAAAAAATTTAAGATTAAATGCCCCAAATGGTTATATATTTATATCTATTTAGCTAAATCTTTTAATGCAAACAGACCTTGTTCTGCTACTGTAGCTGTTTTATCGGATGCCAGCAATTGTGCTAGTTTAAACGCATCATCCCCAATATTTTCTAACTGCTTGGCTAATAATCTAGATCTGGCTAAGATGTCAGTGGCTGAGGAAAGACAATAATTTTTAGACATCTATCGAAACCATTGGATAATTGGACTCGACTAATTCCCCCAGCAATTGGAGTGAAGCGTTTTAATGCGTTTATTATCTTATCGTTTTTATATTGAAATACAAAACACTCTAAATAAGAGTATCGCATTATAAATTTCAACCATTAAATATAAACATTACATATCTATTAAAAATAAAAATTAAAACTCCATTTTAAATTATCTCTTTTAGATAATATTAGATATTAAAATAAACTCAGTTTAAGAAAGTCTAAATTAGATATATTAAAAATATATTCAGATATCATTAAATAAATAAACAAAAGGTGTATTATATAATATTGCTTTGTTATTTATCCTCTAAAAAGGAATAATGATATGAAAAAATTATTACTTAGCCTTACTATGCTGGCGATAATATCTACGCCAGTGTTGGCTAAATCCCCTGTAGCTAACTTAAAAATCAACGGTGATATTAAG